AGTAGTTGCAGGTCTTCTATCTGCAAACGTATCGCTAAATGGAACATACACAATCTTGACTGTTCCAACAACCACAACGTTTACATACACAACTTCAGCATCTGGAACTATTGCTTCAGGTGCAGCTGCTGGTACAGCAGTTGTTGCAACTAACTCACGTGCGGTGACTGACTTTACTTCACAAGGTTCAACAACTTCATACAACGTACCTGGCGACAAGTACTACAACGCTGATCTTGATACAGACTTCATCATCGCGTCAACTGAGGATCCAACCTCTTAATAATAGAATGTGAGCGGCATGCCGATGTGTTACCACCAACACAGGCATGCCGCTCCTTTATTAAGATCTACATTAACGACGATTAGACGGGATAGATAAGTGTCAAACCTTTGGGTTAACGTTGAAGAACTTGACTCGTATGCAGATCATGAATATGCATATGACGCAGTTAAGGTCGCGTCTCAGCTTCTATGGTCTATGTCTGGTCGCAAGTATGGTGGAATAAATACAGTCAGTGAAAAGTACGTATGTGCATCTCGTGCATACCGCCTAGGCGCCTCCGCGCGTAACTACACGCCGGAGCTTGTCGGCGGAGACATGTACAACATTCCTTTTGATGAATTTGACGACTACGCAGAATTAACTACAGACGGAATGTCTCCGTCTACCCGTTTACGCCTACGCGGACGGCCTGTTATTAAGATTGACTCTGTCCGTGACCGTACCGGAAAGATCGTTGACCCATCTAACTACTATCTAGTAGATCATTCAACTCTTCAGGCGCGTTCAGGCACCGCATGGGCACCTTGCAACATCGAGGTTACATACACGTATGGATCTCCCCCTCCTGCGTCTGGCAAGGCCGCAGCCCGCGTTCTTGCAACAGAGTTTATTAAGCTTTGGTCTGGTAATGACGACTGCGCATTGCCTCAACGTATTACAGCTATCTCTCGCCAGGGCGTTTCCTACACTGTTCTTGACAACCAGGACTTCATTGATGAGCTTCGCACAGGTCTATACGTTGTAGATCTCTTCTTGAAGTCTTCAAACCCAGATAAGGCGCGTGCAAAGGCACGCGTATTCTCTCCAGACGTTCCTCGCGCTCGTCGTCATGTTTCTAAGCCTCTTTCTCTTGCTCCAAGTGTTCTTGATATGGTTATCACTGGAAATGACGGCGGAACTCTCGACGTAAACATTGACTACATCAATGCTGCGTTCTTAGTTCTTGATGATGCCTGGGTTCCTACACTTAAGATAGGCAACTACAGTGGCAGCAAAACTCGTGACCTAGGATCTGGCGCCGTGTCTATCAACACTATCATTAACGATATCTCTAAGTCAGTATCTTTTAAGCAACTTGCAGATAACATGGCAATTATTACCACGTCGACTGCCCACGGGTTCTCAGTAGGCGACTACGTGACAATCTCAGGCATCAACGCGACGTTTAACGGCTCGTACTACATCGCGGATGTTCCTACGACTACTACCTTCATGTATGTCAAGGTTGCGGACAATGTTGCTCGTGTTGCAGCTACAGGCACGGCGCTTGTCACAAACGAGTCTCGTGACACGCTAACCTTATCAGTTTCCTACACAGATGCCTATGCCTACGCAGGATTCGTTGATCCAGGAACGTGGGATCTTTACGCGACAAAAGGCGAAGAAACTGTGTATATTGCGTCTGGTAATCTTTCTCTAAGACTTGGTACAGCTACTACACCTACCTATACACTAGACAACTAAGGAGAGCAATATGCCAATTATTGACATCTCCACTGTTGACTCTAGGGCGTTACACCTTAAGGATTTTCTTGACGCAGTTCTCGCTAAGGTAGTTGAAACATACGAAGAGTATCATATTGATCTTCCATCACGCCGCTTTTGGACGATGGGCGAGCCTGCTATTGACTGTGAACAGCTTTGTGTGTCGTTTATTCAAATGTACCTAGGTCTTCCTGGAGATCAGGCAAGTCAGCCACAACGATGTACACAACCACGTACGGCTGTTCTTAGTATTTCTCTATCTCGCCAGATTCCAGTAGTTGGAAATAATGGCAAAGCTCCTTCAGGAGAAAAAATTCAAGAAGGTTCAGAGATTGCCGCAGTTGATTGTTACCTATTCATGGAGCTTATCCGTCGTCTTGACCAATGGGAAGAGAACGAGTACGGCATGGGGGTTATTGCAACAGTTGAGGCTGGGAACCCTGAGGGTGGCTTTGAGACTGTTCGTATGCAGGTATCTATGGTGGTTCCATAATGGCACAAACAACTATAGTATTTCGTCCTCGTGCTTTAGATCATTTGCTTAACGATCCTTATGGCCCTGTAGGTCGTTATATGTATGCTAAAGGTCGTTTAATGATGGCAGGCGCTAAGAACCAGGTTGGAGTCCAGACTGGGCGTCTTAAAAATTCAATTCATATGAGACAAGAGCGTGCGCCTAGAGGTCAACTTTTAAGACTAGGCTCGCCATTAAGTTATGCGCTACTGCATCATAACGGAACTCGACCTCACCTTATAGTACCTAATAAATCACAGGTACTACGATTTACAGCAGGCTCAAGAGTTATCTATACACACATGGTACGTCACCCTGGAACAAGGCCAAATAGATATCTCACCGATCAGCTTTATTTGATAAGATAACCTAGAATTAAGGCATATACGCCTTGATAAAGACACCAACACAATACGGAGGAAGAAACAATGACCAAGTTCAGAGATTTTGGTTCTGAAGATACAGGCGAAAAAGAGTCGGTATCATTTAAGATTCACGGCGAAGAATTCTTTTGCCGTCCAGAGTTACAAGGAAAAGTTCTTTTAGACCTAGTATCTAAGTCAGGCTCTGAAGACGCATCAGTTGCAGCAGACGCTATTAACTTTTTCTTTAAGCACGCGTTGAATGAAGAAAGCTATGAGCGTTTTAACGCTCTATTAGTTCATCCAGAAAAAATTGTTCAAATGGAGAAGCTAGGCGAGATTAGCGGTTGGCTAGTTGAGGTCTACACCTCACGCCCGAATCAGGGGCCAGAAGTCTCGTCTCCTGGGGAATAGATCTCTGGCCCTACATTAATGGAAAAGCACTCGTGAACGGACTAAACTTAAAAGAAATGGAGGCAAGTGATATGCTTGACGTCTTGCACTACTTCTTTGAAGATGATCTATTCTATTCTTCTGTCGAACAGGCAGACGGTAGAGATCGTTCTCGTGTTGCTATTTATAAAGACTTCTATAATTCTTCATATGCTTATTCTACAAACGCGGGAAGCAAGATGGCTGGCGGTAGCGGAGTATCTAAGAACTTTGATATGGATCTTATCTCTGAAGAAGAGGAAGAAAAAGTACAAGTCTTTGACCCACTGCAGAAGAAAAAAGAGACTAAACCGTTTATTAAGCCAACGCAGGTTGATGCGGCAGCGCAGCAACCTTTTGGCACACTGCTAGACGGACCAATTACATACTAAAGAAGATTAGAAAAGAATAGAAAGGAGGTGATCAAGTGGCAGTAGTCGGTGATGCATATATAGTTGTCCGTGCAATAACATCAGGCTTTGAGTCTGATGTGCGTAAGGCAGCTCGTGGCATTAACCTAGAGCGTGACGGTAAGAGCGTAGGCGAAAGTTTTTCTAAAGGATTTGGCCAGGGCGCGTCTGGAAGTCTTGGAAACGCGTTAGGTAATTTTGGAAAACAAGCAGAAGCAGCTCGTGGACAGTTCCAATCTCTTATTAGAACAAGCTATACACTTGGTCCCGCCTTATCTATAATTGTTTCTTCATTGGGATCGCTTGGTGGAGGATTTGTTGCGCTTGCTGGAACAGTAGCAGGTGCTATTCCTTCACTTGTAGTTTTACCAGGTATATTTACAGCAATCGGTTTATCAGCTATTACTGCATTTGCAGCATTTTCTGGTGTGTCCAAAGCTGTGTCAGCAGGGCTTGCAGCTTCTAAGAAAGCAACACAGGACAACACGGCAGTAAAGATCGCTGCAGCTCGTAGAATTGAAGACATCAACAAGCGTATTGCTGGACTAGAAGAAGACGGGCTACGTCTTGATCGCGATAGGCTTGCGGCTCTTTCAGACGCCGAAGCTGAGAAAACAAAAGTAATTGAAGACGCAGCAGCTAATGAAGAAGAAGCGTACGCTAAATTAACATTAGTAAAAGAAAAAAATACTGAATCAATGATTGAGGCGAATAATCGCCTTAAGGATGCACAACTTGATCTTACAAAAGCATTGGAAGCTGGCCGTGAAGAAATTCAACAGATTGGCTTTGACGCAGAGGACGCAGCTCTTTCAGAGAAGCGTGCATCTATTACTCTTGAAAAGGCTCGTGAGACCTTACAACGTACTCAAGATCTACCTCCAAATTCCCGCGCTCGCCGTGAAGCACAACTTGCATTTGCTGAGGCTGAACTTGGTCTACGGCGCGCTAAGGATAAGAATAAGGATCTTCAAAAGGAACAAGATAAGTTAGCTGGAGATCCTAAGAACACAGCTGGGTATATTGACGCATTAAAGCGTCAACAAGAAGCACAGGTAAATGTCGCCCAGACTGCTCGCGATGCGCTGCGCAGCCAGCAAGAAGCTGAAGCAAATATTACTGCTGTAAAGCTAGAAAACACGCAAAAAATTCTTGATGCAGAAAAGAATATTGCTGACGTTAAGCAAAGGTATCAAGACAGAGAAGCAGATCTTATTGCACGTATTCAAGATGCGTATGACGATCTTTCTAGAGCTATGGACGATCAAGCAGCAGCCAATAAGGGTGGAGCAGCAGGTATTGACGCTTATGGCCAGGCACTAAATAATCTTTCTCCTGCCGCGCAGGCATTTGTAAAGTACTTAATTGGCACGTTTATCCCTGCGCTTAAGCAACTTCGCGACGCTGTAGCTGAAACTCTTCTGCCTGCTGTACAAGAAGGACTAGAAAAACTTCGTACACAGCTATTCCCTGCACTAAAGCCTTTGATGGCAGAGCTTGGAACTTCACTAGGTAACGCATTTAACTCTGTTATTGACGCTATTGTTAATCCCAAGAATATTGCAAACCTTGGAAAAGTCTTTGCTCAGGCAGGGTACGTTGTTGAAGGTCTTGGAAAAACAATTGGTAACGTCTATGACTCTATTCTTTCCATTCTTGTAGGCGCAGATCCTCTTATCCGCAAGTTTACAGACTTCTTGCAGAAAAAAACTGGACAATTTGTAGATTTCTTAGATGCAAAGCAAGCCTCAGGCGAGCTAGAAAAATTCTTTAATAAGACAGGAGACATTGCCGCTAAGTGGGGCGAAGTTCTTGGAAATATTTTTAGTGGAACATTTAACACAGTAAAGGCAATCTTTGCTCCAGGAGGCGCTGGAGACTATATTCTTAACTGGTTTACAGAGTCTACTGCGCGCTTTGAAAAGTTTACCGCGTCTGCTAAGGGACAAAACTATCTAGCACAATACTTTAAGGATGTTGCTGTCAACTCTCGTGCAGTACTTGGCGCTCTTGGCGCTTTCACAAAGGAAATTCTTAAGGCTGGCACAGATCCAAATATCAAGGTTTTCTGGGACACGCTTAAAGGAGCAGCTCCAGCTTTTGGTCAGCTATTGAAGCAATCAAATGCGGCAGCACCTGCACTTGCAAAACTTGTTGTTTCATTTATCAACTTTGCAAACGTCACTTTATCAAGTGGAGCTATCCAAGGATTCTTTGACATCCTGCGAGGAGGGCTTGATTTCATAACAAAGATCATGGCTAACCCAGCAGTTCAGGATCTATTTAATTTTACGGCTAAGATATTTGCCGCCTTCTCTGCGTTTGGTTTAATCGGTGATGTCCTCGCGTTTGGCGGTAAGGTATTCGCGGGAAGCCTTATGTCCATCGGAAACGCTGTGTCATTCTTGCTCAATCCAGTAGAAAAGCTTGTCATGGGCTACTTAAAACTAGGACCTTTGATTCAGCCTATTGCCGCAGCATTCGGAGCATCTGTAACTGGGTTTCTTACCTTTGCAGCAGTGGCAGCAACTGTAGTTGCTGCCTTTGTTTTGCTTTACACGCAAAGTGAAACATTCAGAAAAGCTATTGGAGATCTAGTATCAGCAGTCGGTGGTGCTCTTAAAGACGCCTTTAAGACTATTAATGATGCTATTAAGTCAGTTGCTCCCAACATTGACGGCATCATGGGAGTATTTAGAATTCTCGGTGATTTCTTAGGTACGTTTATTGTTCCTATATTTAAGGTAGTTCTTGTAGGCGCAATTAAGTTTGCCGCAGAGTATATTGCCGCATTTATCAAGGTTGTTGCTGGAGTTTCTAATGCGTTTGGCGGAATTGCGGGTGCGGTAAGAGGTGCATTTACAATTGTAATAAATGTTGTCAAAGGTGCGATAAACGCTCTTATTAGCTTATGGAATAACTCGCTAGGCAAGCTAAAGATTACACTTCCAAAGATCGGGCCATTTGGCGGTGGAACTATTGGATTCCCAACAATTCCGCAACTAGCAGCTGGTGGTACAGTGTACCCAAGCGCTGGAGGAACTATCGCGCGTGTTGCAGAAGCTGGTCGTGCAGAGCGTATTGAGCCTTTAGACGCAAACGGTCTATCTCAACGAGATAAGGCTATGATTCAACTTCTTGCTGGCAGCTCTAACGGAAAGGATATGACTATCAACGTGTATCCTTCGCCTGGTATGAACGAGTCAGAGCTTGCGTCTATGGTTTCACGTCAAATCGCATTCCAACTTCGTCGCGGAGGAGCATAACATGGCGAGAAATAACCTAATCGTCAACCCTTCGTTTAAGACGAATACAAGTGGCTGGTCTGCGACAGGGTCTTCAACAATTACGCGTATTACAACCGACGCGTTCTTTGGTTCTTCCTGTCTAGAGATTACTAAGGCCGCAGGAACAAACTCAGGCGCAACTATCGCGTCTCGCATCTCTGTTTCCGCCGCTACCTCGTATGCGGTTGCTGGATACGTAAAGGTACCTGCTGGAGAAGAGACTGGCACCTTCCAAATTAACGTTAGCTGGTACACCGCGTTGACAGGCGGTAGCCTTATCTCCACGACGTCTACGATCGGTTTAGAGAACGTTCCAGGTGATGACTGGATAAGACTAATGGGCGTAATGACCGCGCCTTCATTAGCCCTTGGAGCGTCAATCTCAATTGTTCAACCTTTAGCTGGCACGGTAGGCAAGAAATTCTACGCGGACGCATTTATGTTTGAGGCTGCTTCCTATGTTGGCGAGTATTTTGACGACGTAACACAGGCAACTGAGAATAAGTACGTTAACCTAGGACTAAGTAAACTTCCACGCCCTCACATCACAGGAATGCAGCTTAACGCTGACATTTCTATCGGAAGTCTTATTCTAAACACTATTGATGAAAACGGCGTTGTGTGGGTTTGCACAGACATTGAAGGTTGGTGGGTACATCCTGACCCAGAAGTTCGTGATATTCCTCGCGGTTGGGGAGACGGTTCATACGACGTGCGTGGTCGCTATCAAGCTCGTCAAATTACGCTTAATGGAGTCTTCCTAACACCTGACCCATCACTAGTTCAAGTCTCAAGAGATAAGCTTATTCAAGAAACTGATTTAGTGTATGTCGGTGGCTGGTTAAAGGCTGATGAAAATCCTACAAAGGCTTCGTTTGTTCGTCTATCTGGGCGACCAGATATTAAGACAGTAAATGCGCGTGGGCGTACAGAGTTTTCTATTGGACTACGCGCACCTGATCCTCTTAAGTACGAGTGGTACGAAGGAAACGAGCTTGGCTACCGTGCGGTGACGATTGCAGGAGAAGATTCAGGAACTCCAGGATCTGGAACTGGCACGGTTACAAATACAGGAAACGCCTACTCCCCTGTTATTTTTGAGGTTACCGGTCCTATCGTTGGACCTGCAACTATTCTTAACGAGACAACTAACGAGTCTATCACCATCATCGGCGCGTTGCGCGGAGTCTTGACTCCTACAGTTTCTAATAGAGCTTTAACAGGAAACATCGCAACGCTGACAACATCGGCTGCTCACGGGCTTCTTGCAGGTGATGTGGTAGTTGTATCCGGTGTTCACGCAACGTTTAACGGTACCTTTACTATATTAACTGTTCCAACAACTACGACGCTTACCTACGCTAAAACCGCTAACAATGTAGCATCCGTAGCTTCATCCGGGACAATTACATCTAGCGCAGATATTCTTGAGATCGATACTCGAGATCACGAGGTCGCGCTTAACGGTGACGCGGTCGGCAAGCGCAGTCTTATCGACGTTCTTGCGGAGTGGACACTTTTAGCTCCCGGTGCAAACGTATTTAGTTTCTATGATGACGGAGATGCAACAAGTTCTGCTTCTTTGACTGTATATTACCGCTCAGCCTGGCTAGGTTAGTATACAATGTACTCAACGACGAATCTACTTAGTGAGGTATAACCTATGGCACTGTATCAATCAGACGCAGCCGTATATAGAT